ACCTATAGGAGTTCCTATTTTCATATTGCCCGGTTCTTCTGCCTGTTCTGCATCTCTTAACATTTCATGTACTGAAGGTTCGTCAGCCATTACGTTCGCTCCTTTTTATAAAGTGGGCCAAATATACTTTGACCTCGCTTCCACTTGTTTTTTTCTTCCACGTTGTCCCAGAAGATTTTTTTCCAGTCTCTGGGCTTAACTTCAGTTTTGGGCGGTGGTTTCAAATTCATGTCCTGTGCTAGACGCATTGCTTCTTCCACCGTATATAGACTTTCACCGCCGCCTTTACCGTCAGGTACACCACATATAAGCTGAAACTGTTCACCGAAGAGTCTTGCATCTCCGATGTCTCGTTCCATCCTTACTTTCCGGTCACTTCTAATAACCGTTATTGCTTGGTACCTTCTCAGTCCTTTGGAATCAGGACCCATCCTATTCATCTCAGAGAGGTAATAGCACGGCTCATGACTCCAAAGTTCCGATGTGGCTAGTTCAACAAGTTTTGCCACTTACCTCTCCTAAATGGTGAAGTCTCTTGCAGCATTTATATAGACGTAATCGACATCCATAGTTAACGCTGTAGTTGTTTTTGCTTCGACAACTAGGATTATTGCCATATCAACTGATGTTGACACAGCACCTGTAGTTGTCTGCTTTAAAACACCATCGATATACCACCTGCATGTCCCGTTCTCAGCAGCTTCAAGTCTCAAAATCTGAAACTCTCCTGCAACTGCTGCATCATCTGCATCTACAGATGTAGATGTGGTTTGTCCTGTTGTGGTTCCACCGTTATAGATCATGTGCCAGTCTGCAGAGTCTGTTAATTCTGAGCTATATAAGAAACCGGCACCGTCAGATGCTGTAAGGGTTATGGTTGTGCCATTGCCGTGAAAGACATCATCTTCTAATGAAACGGTGTCTGTATTGACATCGCTTAGTCCAAAGAATACTTCTCTGTTAGCAAGTGCGGGTAACCTTAACCTAGCTTCAGCAACTATGGTTCCCATGTTTCCCACGTCAAACATAGCAGCGGTAGATACACCGCAAGCATGCTTGTCTTCGTTTGTGGTAGTGAACTGTGCAACACCATTTACTCCGTCAGAATCTAGTGAAACTATTCCGGAGTCTGTTTCTGCAAGTCCGTCACCGATTACTCGTAGTGAGCCTATATTTCCGAAAGCATTAGTTACTGCGACAGGAACTTCAGCACCTACGAAATCTTCAAATATTTCAATTTGACCTTTTGGTCCTTGAACTGTAGCCATTTTCTTTTTCCTTCTGAAGCTCTAGCTCCAATTGCCTTATACGCTTCCTGTAGGGAGCGACTACTTCTGATATATTTCCCGTTTTCCGAGGTACGGCGGCAAGGTTTTCAATCTTGTTATCCGCCATATCTCCATTCATGTTGTGTACAACCCAACCTTTAGGAATGGGGCCATGCTTTTCAGACCACGCTTTCCTTCTAGCATTCATTAACTCGTTGGGGCTGTAGCATCCGCTATAACTTCATATAGCCAGTTACCTGAAGACCTTTCACCGTATGCAAATTCATCGTAGTGATACATTGCTGTAGCACCTCCACCGAGTTCAGGCATTCGCTTGGTCTCGATGTATGGTGAACGACCTTCTACAAGTACTAGAGCTGCCTGTGAGAAAACTCCGCCTTTAGCATCATCACTACCGTCAATGGTTATATTTCCATCTTCGTATAGTCTTGCACCTGCGATAGTTCCTCTGTAGCGGTTCTGGTAGGCTTCAACAGATATTCCACCTGTTAATGGCGCACCACTTGTACTTGCATCTAAACCAGATGCTATTAATTCATCATCGATATCTTTTAAGCAGAATCCATGGTGAACTGCGTGTATTGGAACATTGGCAGGAGCAGGCTCTGTTGTATTCGATGTGATTCGATATGCAGCAGCGGCGATCTCACCGGAATCAAGGGCGTTTCCTGCAGCACCAAGTGCTGTGGTTGCACCGTCTAATGCGGTAATTCCATCCTGATCTTTCTTTCGCTCAATAGCGTTTTGTGCCAATGACCCTGTCTGAGCATAAGCATTAGAGCTTATTCTCATAGCAACACGGTCTGTTATAACTGTGTGAACTCCGACAACTGTAGGTGTAATGGAGAACAAAGTGTCTTCCATTTGCTGTGGGTTATCTAGTTCTGTGTTTTCTGATACAGCCTGTGCGCTAAGTTTCGCCATTGAAACTTCGTTCCAGACAGTACCGGTATTTTCGTCAAGTCTTTGCCTATCTACTAGGTTAGGCATTACGCCCGCAAATTCTCTTACAATTCGAGCAGAAGCTATCATTGTAGGAATCGAATCAGCGAGAGCATCTGTGGTTGTATTTCCTGATGCCATAATTAAACTCCTAATTTAATTAAAAACGGATGCCTTGCTTTCTAAACTCGGCAGCCGCTTGTGCTATTTCATCTCTGGAAACCGAGGTATTAGAGTCGCCCATTCTGGTTAGTAGATTGCCTGCACTTGCGTTTGACGGAGCTGATGACGTTGAATCTAAATCCAAAGCATTTAGTCCGTTTTCCTCTGCAAACTTTCTAACCCGATCTTCGGCGGCTTTAGTTAGCTGATCTTTTTCAGCCAACCTACGGTCTCTTTCTATCCTTCTCATGGTTCTATTGAATTCAGCATGAGCCTGATAGATGCCACCTAAATCCTGCTTTTCATATGCAGGACTCCATAATTCCCTAAAAGCTGCTAGTTCAGGTGCGGTCTGTAAATCCAGTCCGCTTTCCTCAACAGCATCAGCTATTTCAGCAATCATGTCTTCCGCAGTTCTTGTGAAGTTATTGTTAGCTTTCCGGGTTGCAGCGTTTGCTTCAACCTTTTGTAAGTCTTCCATATAAGCTTCTTGGTCCTGCGTGCCTTGGTGGCGTATTAAAGCTTGGACAGTTTCAGTTAGCACGGACATGTTGTCAGACAATTCGTCAAATTGAGGGTTGCCTTTCTGCTGACTTCGTAACCGTCCCTGAAGAGCCTTGTTATCATTCTCAAGTTTCTTCAGTTGCGCTTGCAGAGTTTCAATAGTGGGCTGTTGTTCGTTAGATTCTTCCGGAGATGTGGTTGCAAGTCCATCAGCTACGGGAGTCTGCTGTCCAAGAGTTCCAGTTCCTTCTACTTCTGCTTCTACTGGCGGGGTTGTCTCGTCATTAGAAAAGCCCGCTGTATTGTTTTGTAATGTCATATAAACTAACCTCTTTGTGTGTTCGTTTTTTTTAACACCTTCACAAAGATTTTAGCAATTTTTTTAATTTGTACAAAATTATAGAAAATCCGTGACTAAGACTAAGGGACAAGAGCTGCCGCTTTTTCTATTTTTGGTCTTATGTTCCACCTTTTAAAATCTGATTTACCAGTAGCTTTTCTGTGTTCTTCTTCTAGCTCTGCTACTATTCTCTTAGTTTCTGGGTGGTATGGACCGCTACCTTTCCATTTATATAATGTTGCATCTAATAAGAAATCATTTTTTCTTAACGCAATTCTTGGTCCGTCTTCATTTTTAAGAGTTTTTTCAAATTCAATTATTATTTTTGCGCCCGGCAAATCTTTCAAGTCTTTTTCAGTTAAATCTTTTCTTTTTTGCCCGCCCTCAGCATAATCAAGAGCAACTTGCCTGTAAGTATTTTGAGTTTCAGGCGGCATTTTTAAGTAATCCTGCCATACTTTTTCCAAACTAATTCCTTCTTCTGAAACATAATATGGATTTTCTATTTTTATTGTTTTCCGACCGCGTTCTACTTCAATAAATTTACTTGAAGTAAATTTGATTGTACTTTGATTTGCAACGGGATCACGAGATAATTCATCTGGAAATTTATACCAAGGTTTTATTATTTTTTGATCTGCTTCATATTCGTCCATAATTTTTTTAACGTGAGGGTTTTCAAATTGAGTGCTTCTATAATTAAAATTGTTTGAAGAGGAAGGGTCTAAAATGTAGTCGACGACTTCTTGCCCTCCATATTGAAAAGCTTCTGCAATAATTTTTTGTTTGTTTTCTTCAAATGTATCCCAATCCTGATAACCTGTGAATGCGTCTTCTTCAGGAAATTCAACTTC